GTCCTCAAGCTACCGAAATGCGTTTTGGTTTTGAAGTAACTATGTACGTCATGAACAAGTAATAATTCAAGTCCTTCCTTCCTGGAAGGCATCACCTCTTTTAAGAGGGATTTTCCCACACTAAATCAATTAGTAACAAAGCCTCCTGAGGGAGACAACTTCGTGAGAATAGTTTTATGTAACAGGAAATGGAATTTAACTAATCTATAAGGAGACATTAATATGTCAAACGCAGTCCCAAGTAGACTAGGTTCCATCAACGGTGCAACCGATAAGAAAGCTTTATTTCTTAAGGTATTTGCCGGTGAAGTCCTAGCTACATTCCAGCAACACAACGTATTCCTAGATAAAACAACAGTTCGTACTATTGCTAATGGCAAGAGTGCACAGTTCCCGGCTACTGGTATCGCAACAACTGGTTACCATACTCCAGGTTCAGAAATCCTAGGTGACGAAATCAACCATGCAGAAAGAGTTATCACTATTGATGACTTACTTACATCATCTACATTCATTGCTAACATTGATGAAGCTATGAATCACTATGACGTTCGTTCTACATACTCAAATGAAATCGGCTTCCAGCTAGCTAAGAAAATGGACGAGAATATCGCCCAGGTAATGGCACTGACAGCACGAGCAACCGCTACAATTACTGGTAATCCAGGTGGTACTACATTAGCTAATGAAGATTACCCTACTGATTCCGCAGTTCTAGCAGCAGGTTTATTTGATGCACAACAAACTCTTGATGAAAAGAATGTTCCAGAGAATGACAGAAATGCATTCTTCCTACCAGCTCAGTATTACTTACTAGCTCAAAATACAACTGTAATTAATCAGTGGTATGACGGTGCAGGTTCAATCTCAGAAGGTACAGTATTGAAAATTGCTGGTCTTCCAATCATCAAAACAAACTCAATACCTAACACGAAAGTGGAAGATGGACCACCAGCTTACCAAGGAGACTTCTCTAAGACAGTCGCTCTTGTAGCTCATAAAGGTTCTACAGGTACAGTTAAATTAATGGATCTTGCAGCTGAGTCAGAATATGACATCAGACGTCAAGGTACTTTAATGGTAGCTAAATATGCAGTTGGTCATGGCGTTCTTCGTCCTGAAGCAGCAGTTGAATTAGCAACAGCGTAATACACTTTGGTCTCCCCTTCGGGGGAGCACCATTTTTTAAAAGGAAATAAAAATGTTAGGAACCTATACAAGTCTTTCAGAACTGGAAGCAGTAAACATTATGCTTAGCACTATCTCAGTAGCACCAGTATCAACTTTAACAGTATCAGGGGATCTTAATGTTTCTGTTGCCAAGCAGATGTTATACGACACAGCAAGAGAAGTAGAAACTTATGGCTATTACTTTAATACAGATGCTAATTATCCCTTAGCTCGTAATACAGATAATGAAATTGTAATGCCTAAGAACACTTTGTTTGTCTCTATAGATAGAGCTTTCTGGGGATACGATGCAACCTTAAGAGGACTTAAGTTATATAACAGAAGTAAACAAACATACAGATTTGATAAAGATTTAACTGGATCAGTAACGTTCTTCCTAGAATGGGATGAGTTACCACAACCAGCAAAACAATACATGGCTATTAAAGCCGCAAGAAAGTTTCAATTAAGAATGTTGCCAGATGAATACACATCTAAGTATAGCCAACAAGAAGAGTTAGAAGCAAAAGCACAACTAGAAGATTATGATGCAATGGAAAGACAATACAATCTAGCCGATCAAAACGTAGTATTCGATATATTAGCGAGGTAAATTATGGCAATGATGAACAGGTCGATACCCAACATGTTCAATGGGGTATCACAGCAACCCCCTGCCCTACGACTACCTTCACAAGCTAACATACAAGAGAATGGGATGTCTAGTGTAGTAGATGGACTAAGTAAAAGACCCCCTACCAGACACTTAGCAAGACTAAGTAACAACTCAGCAACTAATGTATTTATTCATACAATCAATAGAGACAAGTTTAGTCAATATGTTGTGTTGTTAGATGGTACAAATGTAAATGTATATGATTTAGAAGGTAATCAAAAGACAGTATCTTACCCAGATGGTAAAGCTTATGTTAGTGCGTCTGATCCTGAAGATACTTTCTCATTAGTTACTGTAGCTGATTACACCTTTGTAGTTAATAAGAAGACTAAAGTCCTCAAGGGTGCAGCCAAAGCTCCTGGAAGTTTAGCAGGGTCAGTACAACAGTTTATTGACTTACCTGATGACGCAGTTGCAGGCTCTGTATATGAAATAGCAGGTTCTGAAGCTAATAACTTTGATAACTATTTTGTTAAAAAAGTAGGAGCAGTGTGGAGAGAAACAGTTAAGCCAGGTCTTAATACTGACTTTAATGACTTCACAATGCCTCATGCTTTAGTAGATAATGGAAATGGAACCTTTACATTTAAGAAATTAGATTGGGACTCTAGGTACGTTGGGGATGACCTCAGTGCTAAGTTTCCTTCATTTGTAGATAGTACAATATCAGATGTATTCTTCCACAGAAATAGATTAGGATTCTTATCCAGAGAGAATGTTATATTCTCAAGGTCTGGAGAGTTCTTTAATTTCTTCCCTGAAACTGTAACAACTATACTAGACACAGATCCTGTAGACGTTGCAGTCTCTCACAATAAAGTAGCTACACTTAAACATGCTACTTCCTACAATACTTCCTTAATGTTGTTTGCTGACCAAGCTCAGTTTCAACTAACAGCTAAGGATGTCTTAACACCTAAAACAGCAGCTATTAATGTAACAACAGAATACAACGTAAACACAGATGTTACCCCTGTTAGTGCAGGTAGTAGTTTATATTTTGCTGTAAACAAAGGTGAAGCAACCAACTTAAAAGAATATGAAGTACAACCATTAACATATAACAATGAAGCAGCTGATGTTACAGCACATTGTCCTAGGTATATTCCTAGTGACTGCTATAAGTTAGCTTCAAGTGATTTAGAAAATACTGTACTAGCTTTATGTAAGAGTGATAGATCAGCTATGTGGGTCTATAAATACTATTGGGCATCACCTGATGAAAAGGTACAAAGCTCATGGTCTAAATTTACTGTAGCTACAGGAGATGAAATTCTTAATGCTGACTTTATTAATAATAAATTATATCTAGTTATTAAGAGATACGAAGGTACTTACTTGGAAATGATTGATTTTAGTTATAACCAAGTTGATACAGACCTAGGTTTCTTAATACATTTAGACAGTCGCATAGACGCTCAAGGTAGATATAACGAAGATACACGTAAGACTACTTGGACTGTTCCCTATCCTACAACTGGATATAACTGGCAAGCAGTATTAGGTTCTAAGTACACAGGTAGAATTGGTGGTACTTTAAATTTAACAGCTGCTAGCATTTATCAATTAGAAGCTTTAGGCAACTGGTCTACATATCCCGTAACCATAGGTAAGACTTATAACTTCAAGTATCAACTAAGTCCTATCTACTATAAAGATTCACAGAAACTAGCCGTACCTCATTACAAGCTTAACCTTAAGAACATGCATTTGTTCTATGACCGCTCAGGTTACTTCAGAGTAACTGTAGAGCTCAAAGGTTCTGACCCTTATGAATATAAACTTAATCCAACACTGGGTGATGAAACCTTAGTGATAGGAGAAGCAGTCATAAGTAGAGGTAACTTTAGATTCCCTATATTCGGTGATGGAGAACATTCCAAGATTACAGTTCAATCTGATTCTATGTTCCCTGTAACGATACAAGGGGCTGAATATGAAGCAATGACAACAAGTCATTCAAGACACACTTAAGGAACACCATGGTAAATATACTTACTCCCACCCGGGAACACACAAAGGACTTAGCACCACGTTTAAGACCTGAGGACATCATAGAAATTACAGTAGCCTCTCCTGACCTAGAGTTAGAAGAGATACTTAATACATGTGTGGAATCCTCAACAGAGTCCTATGCAGTGGTAGATGGTCTCGATGGTTGTGTGGCTATATTTGGTGTTAGAGACATGGATGAGGACTCAGGTATTCCCTGGTTCCTCTCTTGTGACCTCTTCTTCTCCAAGTATAAACGTAGGTTTATCAAGGAAGGTCCTGAGTATCTAACAAAACTATTTGGATCTAAAAAGCATTTATACA